CCGCTCCAAAAAATCCAGCGATCGAACATATCGATGCGATTGGAGGTAAACCTTTCCAAGCGTTTACGGGGCAAGATCATAGAGCTCACATTACGGCACACATTGCTTTTATGGCAACGAACATGGCCCGAAACAATCCGATGGTGATTGCGGCTTTAGAAAAGAATATCTTTGAACACATTTCAATGATGGCCCAAGAACAAGTTGAACTAGAATTTAGAGATGACATTCAAAAGGTTCAACAGATTCAACAAATGATGAATCAGAATCCACAAGCTCAACCTGATCCTCAAATTCAAGCTGAGGTTCAAAGTCTTCAATTAAAGATTGAAGCACGTAAAGCTCAATTGATTGCAGAGATGATGGAAGAGTTCTTAGTAGAAGAAAAGAAAATTACTTCTCAATTTGATAATGATCCTATTGCTAAACTAAGAGCGAGAGAACTTGATCTTAAAGCTCAAGACAATATGAGAAAAATGAAAGAGGATGAAGCTAGAATTTCTCTTGATCGTATGAAGGCAATGATGAATCAAAATATACAAGAAGAGAAGATGGAACAAAACGAAGAGCTCGCTAACTTAAGAGCTGAAACTTCTTTAGAAAAACAAGCGATGTCTAATCGTGCAAAAATGCGTTCTGATGTTATGAAACGAAAGGACGTTAAAACGCTGAAAGGACCGAGAAGCTAATGCCTTTCCAATCTGAAAAACAAAGACGTTATATGCATGCCAATCTTCCCCACATTGCAAACAGGTGGGAAAAGAAATATGGCCTAGGAGGAATTGCCGGATTACAAAAGGGTGGAAGAATTGGTTATTCTCAAGGAAGTGGAAGTGATTACCTACAATATGTTCAAGCGATGAATGCATTAAATCTTCAACCTATGCCACTAGAGATATTTAATTCTTTAAGACCCATCATGAGTCTTCAAGATATGGTTAACATGGGATCACCAGGAAAAGCTGAAGGTGGATTCATTCCTGCTCATCAAGCTGGGGTTTTAGGTTTGGCTGAAGGAGGAAGAACAGGATTTCAATACGGAAGTCCTCATGAAGAAGCTGCAGCATCCTACGCAGGAACGCACGCAGGAGAAAATGCAGCAAGAGATACACCTTCTCAAGCTCCTGATCAAGGTGGACATTCAAGATTTGATGTAGGTTCTGGATATTATGGAGAACCAACAACTCCATCTACACCTAAAGATGATGGGGATGGTCCAATTAATATTCATGACGATACTATTGAAGTAATAGAAGAGCAGAAAAAAACAGATGAAATAAATCGTCAAAATGCATTAAGACGAATGGTTCTAGACCGATCTGAAAAAACAGAAACATGGGAAAAAGACCAACAGTGGAATAAACCTAAAACATCTTGGTTGAAAAAAATAGGTATAGGGGCTGCTGTTATTACGGGTGTCGCTCCTTTTTTAGGAATTAAAGCTCCGGGGGCTATTAAAACTATTGCAGAATTAAATGCACTTCATAATAAAACTAACAACGCTTTACGTTTATTTAATAAGTTTAATAACACTAATCATACTCTTGAGAGTCTTTTTAATGAGGTAAAGAATATAGAAACTGCAGATAAAAAATTACTAGCATCTCTTCCTAAAGATCATCCTGAAAGAAAAGCTTTAGAAGCTAAGATGAATATTAAAACTCCGCCTACAGATGACAAAGATGGAACAAGTATTAAAATAGAAGAGATTGAAACTGTTAATAAAACGAAGACTCAAAAGGCTAAAGATGAGGAATATTTGAAGATGCAACGAGCATCTTATCTCTGGTATTTAGAGCAACAAAAGATAAGAAAAGCCTATTTGGACAATTTTAGACAGATGTTTCTAGCAAATAAGGGTGGACTTGCTGGATTATTTAGAGTAAAAAATACCTAGGAGTACAAATTATGAGAAATGATTTTGGATCAAGACCTTATAAACCTCGTTTCCCTTATTCAAAAGGTGGAGACAAGAAACAAGGTTATGATGACAGACTAGACGAATCCTTAGGCGCAAGACGTGGCGCAGAATCTACAAAAACTCAAAGCTTTAAAGCCCGAAGAGATGAATCTAAAGGCATGGAAAAAGCTATGGGTCGTAGAGCTTATGCTGCGGTTGGGACTATGGACAAAGGAGATAGGAACGCATAATGGCTGGAATAGAAACTAAAGGAACAGGTAGAGCTGCAACATATCCTAACGCTAGACAAGCTTACAAAAAAGGTGGTCGTATTAAAGCTGCCAAAGGATACAACACTGGAAGAGAAAATCTTTTAGAAGAAGTTGGTAGAATTGATGCTGAAAAATCTAACCGTAATCGTAGAGCTGAAAAGAAAAGAGTCGTATCTGAACTTAACAAAGGATACAGAGGCGGCGGCGTTGCGAAAAAAGGAAAAGGAGTAGCACTATAATGTCTAAAGATTGGGAAATAGGATCTGGTTTTGTTAAAGAACCAAAAATTACTAAGGATCCATGGAGTAATAAAAGTGGTTATGCTGAAGCTAAAGAAATTACACCGCCGGATATTCATGAATCTCAAGAAGTAACCGTTAAAGGTACAAAAACTAGAAAACCAGTTAAAGCAACCTGGTACTAATATGGCCTGGTTCGGCTTAGCAAAAATAGCATTACAAGCTGGCGGAAAAATTTATGCAAACCGCCAACGTACAAAGATGGCTATGTCTGATGCACAATTGATGCATGCAGAGCGTATGGCCCGAGGGGAAGAAAAATACCAGGGCAAGCTTTTAGAAGCTCGGCAAAACGATTACAAGGACGAGATCGTTTTGGCGATTTTGACACTCCCGATAATTGTGCTCGCTTGGTCGGTGTGGACAGAGGATCCGGAGGCTATGAAGAAGATAGAAATCTTTTTTGAGTACTTTTCTAACCTTCCAAAATGGTTTACAAACTTATGGATACTTGTAGTTGCCAGCGTATTTGGTATAAAGGGAACACAGATATTTAGAAACGGAGGGAAAAAATAATGTCAGACGAAAAATGGATACAAAAAGCATTCAGTAAAATTAAAAAGAAAGGTACAGAAGGTAAATGTACTGGTAAAAAGTATGGGAGTAAAAGCTGCCCGCCAGGTTCTAAAGCATATAACATGGCCAAAACTTTAAGAGGTATGAATAGAAAAAAAGCTGCCGATGGTGGTAGTATGACTCATGTTAGTGGCTATTCACCTGTCTTAGGAAATAACAGATTTGGTTATCCTAGTGGAGGTGTTGACGTAAGAACTCCAGTTAAAGGTGGAGGAATTGCAAAAAGAGGAATGGGAAGAGCTTTCATGAAGGGTGGAAGAGTCTAACAAATTTAAGAAAGAATTATGGACGGAGTCCAATTATTATTTAAACTGAAGAAGTTAATCGAACTGAGACGTGATGACGTTGTTAATGGTATGATCGCGGGTGTTGACAATTTTGATAAATATCAATATATGTTAGGACAGATACGAACGTATCATTATATTTTACAGGAAATCTCTAACCTGCTAAAAAACAAGGAGCCAAACGAAGATGGAAACGTTATTAAAATCAACCCAGAAGATCACCCTTCCAAAGACTGATCTTGTCGGTGTAAAAAAATCAAAAACAGTTACCAAAGAATCAACAAAGCTCCCTCAACCCACAGGTTGGAGAATTTTAGTTTTACCTTTTAAAATGAGTGAAAAGACAAAAGGTGGAATTATTATGGGACAAGATACGATTGAAAAACAACAAGTCGCGTCTCAATGTGGAAATGTATTAGCGATGGGGCCTGATTGTTATCGGGATAAAGATCGCTTTAATAAAGGACCTTGGTGTAAAGTGGGTGACTGGGTAATGTTTGCTCGTTATGCAGGGTCTAGAATAAAAATAGAAGGTGGTGAAGTTCGGTTGCTCAATGATGATGAGATCTTAGCAACCATCAAGAATCCGGAGGATATCTTGCATGAATATTAACATAGGAGGAAACTATGCCAGATGATAAATCTGCCAAAGAAGAAGTAAAAGAAGATAAGCCAATTGATCTTGACACCAGTGGACCGGATGTTGAGGTTACATTGCCTGAAGAAAAAGACAAAGCAATAGTAGAAGTAAAAGAAAAGGAAGAGGTAAAAGATGCAAAACCTGTTGAAGAGCCTGTTAAGTCCGATGACGCACCTGCGCAATCTGATGAGCAGCCTGTTGTTCAGGAAAGCCAACCTGAAGAAACAGAAGAAAAGAAACAAGAAGAACTAGAAGATTATAGCAAAGGTGTTAAATCACGTATTGCTAAATTAACTAAACGTATGCGTGAAGCAGAACGACAAAGAGAAGCTGCTTTAACGTATGCAAAATCTGTGCAAGGAGAACAGAAATCTCTTAAAGACAGACTCGCTAAATTAGATACGGGTTATGTTAAAGAGATGGAAGATCGAATAACTTCAAGTTTAACTGCCGCGGAAAGCAAACTAAGATCTGCTAGAGACGCTGGTGATGTTAGCGCTGAAGTAAATGCACAAAAAGAAATCGCTAAATTAGGTTACGAAGAAGCTAGACTTGCTGAGATGAAAGTTAATCAAAAGCAAGAAGATGAGCAACGTAAAACCCTGAGTCAAGGAACCATACCACAAATTCCAACTCAACCAACACCTGATCCTGCTGCCACGCAATGGGCTCAGAAAAATACTTGGTTTGGGAAAGATAGTGCTATGACTTATACTGCGTTTGATTTACATAAAAAATTAGTTGATGATGAGGGCTACGACCCACAATCTACTGATTATTATGGGGAATTAGACAGAAGAATAAGACTTGAATTTCCTCAGAAATTTGGTAATAATACAGAACAACCGTCCAAACCTGTACGAACACCTGTACAAACAGTAGCTTCGGCTACGCGGTCAGGGTACAAAGATGGACGCAGAACTGTGAAACTCACATCCTCACAAGTAGCAATTGCTAATAAACTGAATGTGCCACTGGAAGAGTATGCGAAACAAGTAAACATCGTGAAGGAGAAATAAGCATATGGAAAACGATAAAGTGAACAAAACCCCTCGCGCGTCCGAAGACAGAGAAAAAACTAAAAGACCTGTCGAATGGACACCGCCGTCATCTTTAGATGCTCCGCCTGCACCTGATGGATTCAGGCATAGATGGATAAGAGCTGAAAGTTTAGGATTTGATGATTCTAAAAATATTTCAGCAAGACTTAGATCTGGTTATGAACTAGTAAAATCTAGCGAATACAAAGAACAAGGTTATCCTGTTGTTGAATCCGGTAAATATACAGGCGTCATTGGAGTTGGTGGGCTGTTGCTGGCCAGAGTGCCTAACGAGATCGCCGAAGCTCGTCAACGTTACTATAGTGAAAAAGCTAAAGAACGTGATGAAGCTGTCAAAACAGATCTTCTGAGGGATCAGCACCCGAGCATGCCTATCGAAGTTGATAGACGCTCGACGCAAACTTTCGGTGGTAGTAAGAAATAGTTTATTAACAATTTCTGCAATCAACGAATTAAATTAACCGTCTATTTTTATAGACAACGGAGGAAACAACTATGGCAAATCAAGATGCCGCTTTCGGTCTAAGACCGTTAAAGATGTCGGGTCAAGGAGATGATTCCACAGGTATGACTTCCCATTTTATAGACGCTGGCGATGCTAGTGTTATATATCAAGGTTCGCCAGTTATCGCAGCAGCAGGATATGTTGATATCGCTACTGCCGGTGCTGTACCGAACATGGGCGCATTCTGGGGATGTTTCTACACAGATCCGACTACGTTAAAACCTACGTTTAAAAATTACTATCCAGGAAGCATAACACCGCCTTCAAGCAAAGATATTGAAGCTTTTGTTTATGACAACCCTAATCAGATGTTTGAAATTCAATCTGATGCTACGGGTACGTCTTTACAAGCAGATGTATTTTCTAATGCAGACATGGTGAACTTTGGTGGAAGTACTTTAAACGGGGTAAGCAACACTGAACTAGATGACAGCACAATTGCTGCTTCTAGTGATGCTGCTGCTCAACTTTTAATCATCGGTGTTTCTCGTGATCCAAAAAATAATGATTTATCATCCGCTAATGTAAATTGGCGTGTAATTGTTAACATGCATTTATTTGGTCATGGAGTAGGCACTGTAGGAGCTGGATAAGGAGTAATTATGGCTATATCACGACAACAACTAGTTAAAGAACTAGAACCAGGCCTTAATGCTTTATTTGGCTTGGAGTACAAAAGATACGACCAGGAACATAAAGAAATTTATGTTACTGAAAGTTCTGACAGAGCTTTTGAAGAAGAAGTAATGTTATCAGGCTTTGCTAATGCA